CATCGCCATGACCTCAAAGCGCAACCTCAAGCGCATCAACAACCCCGATGACCTGCTGGCCATGCCGTACAACATCATGGGTCGGCGCAATCAACGGTTCAATATCTTCACGGGGAATTACTGATCGTGAAGACTCCCATCCTCGGAGGAGCTTACGTTGCTCGCAGCGTCAATGCTGCGGCGAACAGGTGCGTCAACCTGTACCCCGAGGTTGTGCCCGAGGGCGGCAAAGAACCGGCGTTTTTGCAGCGGTGCCCTGGGCTTCGTCTGGTGGCCACGGTGGGTGATGGCCCGATCCGTGGGATGTGGAAGTTTGGCGATTTTCTGTACGTTGCCTCTGGCGGCAAACTGTACCGCGTGGACGGCAACTTTGCCGCGACGGAACTGGGGCTGATCAACGGCAGCGGGCCGGTGAGCATGGCCGACAACGGCATCCAGTTGTTCGTGGCCTGCAACCCCAGCGCGTTTATCTACAACGCCAACACGGGTGTGTTTGCGCAGATCACGGACCCTGACTTTCCGGGTGCTGTGACGGTGGGCTATTTGGACAGCTACTTCGTCTTCAACGAGCCCAACAGCCAGCGCGTGTGGGTGACTTCGCTGCTTGACGGCACTGCCATTGACCCGCAGGACTTTGCCAGCGCCGAAGGCAACCCCGACGACATTGTGTCGTTGATCGTGGACCACCGCGAGGTTTGGCTGTTCGGCAACAACACCGTTGAGGTCTGGTACAACGCCGGCCTGGCAGACTTCCCGCTGGCGCGCATTGAAGGCGCGTTTATGGAAACCGGCTGCCTCGCGCCGTACAGCGTGGCCAAGCTGGACAACAGCGTGTTCTGGCTGGGTTCTGACGCTCGCGGCAACGGCATCGTGTACCGCAATCAGGGCTACAACGCCCAGCGCGTCAGCACGCACGCCATCGAGTGGCAGATTCAGCAGTACGGCGTGCTGAACGACGCCATCGGCTATTCGTACCAGCAGGACGGGCACTCGTTTTACGTGCTGACGTTCCCGACGGCGCAGGCAACGTGGGTGTTTGACGTTGCCACCGGCCTGTGGCATGAGCGGGCGTACTGGGACGGCGTGCAATACCGGCGACACCGGAGCAACTGCCAGGCGAACTTTAACGGTGAAGTTATTGTTGGGGATTGGGAAAATGGCAATTTGTACGCCTACGACCCAACAATTCACACAGACAATTTTTATCCGCAACGTTGGTTGCGATCTTGGCGCGCCCTGCCTTCTGGGCAAAACACATTGAAGCGCACGGCGCATCACTCTTTGCAGCTTGATGCGGAATCCGGCGTTGGCTCCAACGACAACACAGTTAATTGGCAATTGGTGGCCGATAAGCTGTTGCTCGCGGTTCGTGGAATCTCTCCAGAAAATACGCTGTTCAATGAAATCATTGATGGTAAGCGTTTGGGCGACATTAGCAATTCCGGATTGTCTGCAATAACAATTGTAGACTGGAGGCTTTTAATTGGCTACATTTACAACAATACTGTTGGGTCAGCCATCAATAGTCAGCAAAAGTTGTTTGTCAATGATTTTATGGCGCCGGTGTTTTCTGCCAATTTAACAAAATATCCCAATTACGCAATTTCTTCCAAAAACGCAAACGTCATGCTTCGCTGGTCCGACGACGGCGGCCACACTTGGAGCAACGAGCACTGGGCCAGCATGGGCAAGATCGGCGAGTACGGCAAGCGCGTGATCTGGCGGCGGCTGGGCATGACCACCAAGCTGCGGGATCGGGTGTACGAGATCAGCGGCAGTGATCCTGTGAAGATCGCCATCATGGGTGCGGAGCTTTCCGCGACCCCGACGAGCGCCTGACGTGGAGCTTGCACCGCGCGTTCCGTCTCAGCGCGATCCGCTGGTGGATCAGGGCGCGCTAGCCACGCGCGCGTGGTTTCGGTTCTTCCAACTGCTGCAGAACGCAACGGAGAACGCCGCGCTGACGCAGTACACCGTCGTTGAAAACACGACGGGCTCAACGATTCCCAAAGGTGCTGTGGTCGGTTTCGTTGGCGTGGGCGCTAACAACGTGCTGTCGGTGGCCCCGTATTTGGCTGACGGTTCGTCGCCGTCGCTGTACATCCTCGGCGTGATGGCCGAGGAACTTCCCGACAGTGGCGCTACGGGCCTGTGCTGCGTCTGGGGCAACGTCAGCGGCATCAACACCAGCGCGTTCAGCGTGGGCGACGTGCTGTACGCCAGCCCGACGGTAGCCGGCGGGTTCACCAACGTCAAGCCCACCGCGCCCGACAACGTGATCCCGATGGCTGCGGTGCTGGTGGACAGTGTTACTGGCGGCGACATCTTCGTGCGGCCCACCATTGAGCAGCAGAAGTACTACGGCGAGTTCACCAAGACCACGGATCAGACTCCCGCTTCGACGAACACGGCCTACGCGCTGACGTTCGACAACACCGAGATTGCTGAGGGCATCAGCATCGGATCGCCGGCGTCGCGCATTGTGGTGGTGCAATCGGGCCTGTACCAGTTTGACGCCACCGTTCAGATCAGCAGCAGCAGCAGCAGCCCCAAAACGGTTTGGCTGTGGTTCCGCAAAAACGGAACAGATGTCGCTAACTCTGCCAGGCTGGTGACGATCAACATCAACAACGGGTACACCGCTGTGTCTATGAGCGAGTTTTTCTCGCTGGCGGCAAACGACCGCATCGAGATCATGTTCGCCGCAAACGATACGGCCATCACGGTGGATAATGTCGCAGCCACTGCGTTTGCCCCAGCAGCCCCTGCCGTCGTGCTGGCGGTGAGCCAGATTCAACAGTGAGAGCATCATGAGCGTTTCGCTTTCCCCCTACGCAGGCGCAGGCGCCCAGTTTTTCGACAACAACGGCAACCCGCTAAACGGCGGGCTGATCTACACCTACGCTGCCGGCACGACCACGCCTGCGGCGACGTACACCAGTTCGACCGGGCTGACGGCCAACGCCAACCCCATCGTGCTGGACAGCGCCGGCAGAACGCCCGCGCAAATCTGGCTGACGGCGGGCTCGTCGTATAAGTTCGTGCTGGAAACGGCTCTCGGCGTTACGATCAAGACCGACGACAACATCTACGCGGCGTTTGACTTGACCAAGGAAGTCGGTGTTGCCGTGGGGTTGGGTGCCGGCAGCGTTGCCACCAACATTGCCGTGGGCGACACGGCGCTGGACAGCAACACCACGGGGTCGAACAACGTCGCCGTCGGGTACAACGCCCTGACGTCAAACACTGACGGCTTTCAAAACGTCGCCGTCGGCTCGCAGGCTCTGGATGCCAACACCAGCGGCGATTACAACACCGCCGTGGGCTATGATTCGCTGTCGGCGGCTTCGACTGCGAACTACAACACTGGCGTCGGGTATCGAGCGTTGAACGCGGCAACGACGGGCGCAGGAAACACGGCGCTGGGCAGCGATGCGCTGTTGCTGGTGTCCACGGGAGCGGACAACGTGGCGGTGGGCTACGCGGCGCTGGACGCCTACACCGGCAGCGATGCCGTGGCCGTAGGCCGCTCGGCGCTGGGGGCAAATACCAGCGGCACCGGCAACACTGCGGTGGGCAAGGATGCGGCTCTGCTGGTGGTCACGGGCGCGTACAACGTTGCCATCGGGTGGACTGCGCTGGATGCGGCCACCACCAGCAACAACACGGCGGTGGGCGCGTCGGCACTGGGGGCGCTGACCTCTGGCGCAAACAACGTGGCTCTGGGCTTTCAAGCCGGCGACTCGCTCACGACCGGCAGCAACAACACGGTGATTGGCTACGACGCCGACGTCTCTGCGGCAGGCGTCAGCAATGAAATCACGCTGGGCAATAGCAGCGTGACGTCGATGCGCGCGCCAGGCCTGACGATGACTGTCGGCTTGAAGTGGATCAACAACGGCACGCACACTGTTGCGAACTTGCTTGCAAATGCTCCGGCCGCTACTGTTGGCGCAGGCGCACGGGCCGTGGTGACCGACGCCAACGCAACCACGTTCCACTCGATTGTGGCTGCCGGCGGCGCGAACGTCGTGCCGGTGTTTAGCGACGGTACCAACTGGCGGATTGGGTGAGGTGAATCATGGCAATTACGCCTGAAGTCAAGGCTGCGGTCGACAACCTTCTCAACGACTGGGACGCCTCCGGCGGGAAGGGCAAGGCGCAGCGCGTTTTGAGAGACTTCTCCAGCGCCGCAAACTCTGTTCCAGCCAACACTTCTGGCGCAACAGATGAGCAGCGCCTTGGTTACGCTTTGGACGTTTTGAAGGCGTTCAAGGAAGGCGGGTGGGCGTTCTCAACAAAAGGCTACCAAGGCTACATGGGCAAAGTCGTGCCTTTGGTGCAAGCATACGCTCCCGCGCAGAACATTTTCCCCCTCTGGAAAAGCACTGCCGAGATACCTGCAACTATTGAAGGCGGTTATACCAGCCCTTCTGGTGATTGGATTACGACAGAACCTGTCAAAAGAGAAGCGTACACAAACGTAAACTACGCCCAATGGGAAGACATTGCAAAGCAACTAGGGTATACCGGGCCTGTATACGGCACTGTTGGGTATGACACTGAAGGCGGTGGTATCACCGGCATCGACCCTCAATTCAAAAGTTTCGTTGACCAGAAACGGGCCGAAGGCTACGATTTTGTTCAATATCAACCCGATCTGCGCAACTATCGCCAGAAATACGGCTTCAGACTGCCCGGCGGGCAAGTTGTCGGAGAGCATTACGGCGAGGGCCGAGACGCTGACGTAACGTCGTTTTTTACGCAATTCGTCCTGCCGGCCGTGGGCGCGTATTTTGGTGCCGGGGCGCTGGGCAACGCGCTGGCGCCCGTGACGAATGCGCTGACGGGTGGTGTAGCGGCCGGCGGCGGTGCGGGGGCGGCGCTAGCCGGCGGCATCGCTGAGGGCATGGCGCCAGGCGTGCTGGCCCCAGCGTCGGCGGCTGAACTTGGTGCGGTCAACGCTCTGACAGGCGCTGGCGGGACGCTTACTGCCGCTGATTTGGCCGACCTGCCAACCAGCGTGATGGGCGGCGGCGGGGATGTGACGCTTGGATCTGTCGCCGAACCCGATTTGTATGCAGGCTTCTCTGACCTCGGAGTACCCGCAGATCCTTCTTTGGCTGCGGGCATGGGCGTTACCGAGGGCATGGCTGCCATTCAGCCTAGCCTCGTAGATCGCGCCCTTGACCTCATCAAAACCCCCGCAGGCCAAGCCGTGCTGGGCGGAGTCGGCAGCGCAGTCGGCGGCGTGCTGGAGGCCAACGCGGCAGAGCAGGCCGCAGAAACGCAATCCCAGGCTGCGCAGAACGCTCTCGCCTTGCAGCGGGAGATGTTTGAGTACCAGAAGGGCCTGCTGGAGCCGTACCGCACTGCCGGCACGAAGGCTCTGGAACGCCTATCCGGTGCGATGGGCCTTGGCGGCCCGGGCTCGCAGCAGCAGATGC